ACAATTTTATCTCCTACAGCTTTAAAGAAATCACTTACTTTACCGACAATAGGCACGGCTAGTGGGTTACCTTCCTGTGCTTCGGTTATCCAGAAGAGTATACTACCGACCCCCGGTAATGAATGAAGAAAATGTTTACCTGCTTCTTTCCAATCTCCACGAAATACTGCTCCGATGGCTTTTCCTAACGATATTATATTTTGAATGCCAGGTGACATTAAGAAATAACCTCTTATTTTGTCCCACATACTGAACGACTGGCCAGTCGGGTCTAGTTTCTCCTTTTCTTGTTGTTCTTTATCGAGATCATATAACAATAATGCCCCGTCAATTATCATTGAAATGCCGGTACCGGCACCACCGGTGATGAGGCCGACTAAATTTAATACACCAGATAAAAATTCAAAAAATGCAGGTATATATTCACCCTTGTTAAATCTTGATATAGCGAAACCAAAGCTGAATAAGGACCCTAGTACAGGTATAAATCTACCAAATTTCATTATTTTGGCTCCAATTTTACCGCCAATACCTTTAAGCAGTGTTAAAAGCTTACCACCTTTCATGGCCTTAAAAACCCCTCCAGCCATTTTAGTCATAGGTTTAAAAAGCTTAGGTAATGTCTTAGATAAAAACTTTACTACAGGATCAATAAAGTCTTCAATCCAAGCAGCAAACGCTATAATCCCAACTGATAAAGCTGCTAAAAGAGGCCACTTACCGAGTGGTTTTACTTTTTTTGCTGCTGCTGCTGCCGCTCTTGCTTTTAATACCGGGGTGGCTCTTGCTGTTTCGCCCTTCTCCTCGTCCCCTTTTAATAATTTTTGTACTTGAAACTGTATTTTAGCGAAAATCGTCGCTTCTTTTTCCAGTCGAGCTTTTTCTTGGGACGTAAGGTTAGGAGAAGGTTTATCCTTACCTACAACTTGTTGACCCCCGGAAGACGTAGTCCATGGATTCCTCCCGTTTTCCGCATTGGATTGGAGTATCTTATCTACAACGTTATCTTCTGGTGGGACGTCCGGCACATCTATATTTATGCATCAATAGTAGCATCAAACAAAGAAGCGTCCATTGTCACAACAGTATCATCTACTGTCAGCACTGAAAGGTCGTACTTAGAGCTCTGTTGATAAAAAGATGTTATCTTTTCGTACAACTCTAAAGGTAGCGTTTCGACTATTTTTATCCTATCAATAACTCTTAATTCATTAAAATCGGCTACATCTTCTTCTATACCTACAGATTTAATATGTTTAATAAGCTCAAAAATATATATTAATCCCACGGCTTCTGACAGATCTTCATCTTTAAGCTTATCTATTTCCTGTATACACTTTCTAAGAATAACATTTTCTTCTTTTAATGTAGGAATACGGATTTTAACAACAATATTATCTATACTAACCTCCTCATTATATTTAAACTTTGGAACATCTTTAATCTTTTGCAAAGACTGCTCAAGTGATACTGTAGCCCCATCAACCTTAACATTGTTACCTAAGCTGTGGGTACGCAGACCTAATACTATTGGTACTTTATCTATGGTATAAAAATCGTCTCCATCAACATTTTCTAATATAACATCGTTAATGGCTTGCGAGAACTGTAGAGCACCTTGGACTCCGTTTACTGCAGTTGAAATAATATCCTTCTGCTGCTTGAGTGTAATTGGTTTAGCAGTAACTTGTTTTTTTAAAGAAGGGACAAAAATCTTAAATTCATTTTTGATTTCATTTAGCTTACTTAAAAAGTCTTTTGTAGTAGTACCCATAATAATAATATTTAATTGTGATTTTAATTTTTCAACTTTTGTTTTTCTTCTTCACTCTCTCGTCTATAGAGTTCAATATAATCATAAATCTCAACAAGAGTACAGTTTAATAGAAAATTTATATCTCTCATACGTCGACTTAGAATAAACAGATATTCTCTAAATTTATAATCATCAAGACACTCAAAAATATTGTTTAAGAATATAAACGGTGATGCATCTAAAAAGTTAAGATACATTTTATCGAGCAGGTTAAAGGTTAGCGCGTCTTTTCTTTTTTCGACAAACTCATAGATTAAAGTCAAAACATCCCCCGGTAAAGAGTTTGTTATCTGTAAAAACTCATCATCCGGAACACTACTTAGATCTATTTTTTGATCTTCTAGTTCTATTGTATGTATGACACTTAATACATTATCAGAATCTACACAAAAACGACTTGGATAATCTAAAACGACAGTAATATCGTTAATAGTTCTTTGTTCACGTATATTAATTATTTCTTCAAAAGACTGTAAGATAGCATCTATACCTATTTCAATGTCTCTACCATCTAGCGTTAATGTTACTGCGGAGTTAATACATTTTTGTCTTAACTTTAATAAAGCAATAAACTTTTCAACGGCATTTAGATCTTTCGTTACTATAAACTTTTCAAGTACTTTTACTTTATTACTAAGTGTTGTATCTTGAAATAATTCTTTTATATCCTTATAAAGAAATTCTTCAGTAACAACTTCTTTGCCCCGTGGAAGAGTAAAAGTCAGATACATATTAATAATTATAAAAAACTAAAGTATATCAACTACCCCGGAACAGCCGGGCGGCCCTCAGTGCGGCAGAAGCAGCGGACGCGTCCGGGCCGGATTCACGTGGTGCAGAGACTATAGCCTTCCGGCCTGGTACAATTGGTTTGTAGTGTTTGAAAGCCAAAGTGATGGTCTTTTGTGTAAAAGGAGAATCTTCGTAATTTAGCGTGAGTCCCTCCACATTAGTAGGAAAAACATCTTCAAATATATACCCTTTACGAAGCCCCATTCTGTTATTATATTGCTTTATATAGACGGTGCATAACAGGTTTCTATTTATAAGACCGTCTATACCTATAGCTATCATCCACGGTCTAAAGAAATTATGCTCTAGATCGTCTTGCGTTTCAAAAAAGTTAATATTTAAATTTTTCTGTAAAAAATCTGTTCGTTTATTGAGTGCGTACCCAGGCAAGAACCCCCCTAAATTCATCCCCCCTGCCAAATCAAATGTAGAGTTTTCATTTGGTATAACAACCTCTCTAGCTGCTATAACGTTACCGCTCCTAACAAATTTATCAGGCTCGGTTATAGCTCTCCAGTCCTCTGAGTCGCTTTTATAAGCTTTTCTAATAGCGTTATTAATATTAGGTAGAAGTGTGGAAGCACTATAATGAAATTGTATCTTCCATAAAAACGGAAGTGAGAGAAAGAACTCTTCATGTTGTTGGCCGCGATCTCCGGCCCCATAGGCATCTAAAAAAGTCTCGATTTCTGGCCTTTCTTGACTCATTAACAATATTTAATCCGAAATATTGTTTATAGTAGATTTGTTTGGTCTTCTTTGGCGAAATCTTGATAGAAGTGATATGCAAATGTAACGTTAAAGCTCTGAACTTCACCTGTACCTTCTGCTATATTATATGATATATCACCTATATTTCTTATAGAAGCTCCGATTAATTTTATTCTTCTTACCGGGTTTAACTGTTTATTTATTTGAACCAAATCAATGACATTTTCACCACCAGGCATGCCATATTGGCCTGTGGATGTTTCATTATCCCAAACCGTTCTAGAAGCTATTTCGAAAAATGTTCTTAGTTCACAATTTTCATCATGATAAAAGTCTATAGAATACCCTTCAGATCCTGGATAAGTAGCTCTTCCCGGCACATGAAATTCTTGACCAAAGTAATTTACTACTTTATCGTCAATATTTCTACCAGGGAGTGTTGCTGTTTTTGCATATACCAAACTACCATCTCCAGCAAATGCTATTCCAGCTATGTCAATTCCATGAACCCTAAATAGAAAGTCTCGTGAAAATTGCGTTCTCGCTGCTCTTGAAAAAAAGTCTTGAATTGTGGTTGCTTTGTTGTTTGCCATAATAGTATTTAGTAATTTTTACTGTTAACCTCCAATTAACTCTTGGAAATTAGCATCTGTTCTGGTTGCGTAGAAGTTAACTAATATAAATTCTGCTGTTCTTGTTGGTTTAATGTAAATATCAATTATCAGTTCATTAGCATCGATTACTGCTGGTGTGTTGTTTCTCTCATCACACACAATTAAGTAGTCGTATAACCCTTCGTTGTTCTTCGCTCTTTCAAAGACAGGTGTTAAAGCGTTGACCAATCTAGTTCTAGTAAACACAGAATTCTGCTCAAACACAAACTGCCTTGCTAATTGCTTAGTAGGTCTTTCAAGTGCTAAGAAGAGCCTCCTTACATTAATTCTATCAAATGCACTCGGCTTCTTCTGTAGTGTCTTTTGACCAAATATAACAATTCCAGATCCTGGGAATTGAGCTATCGGGTTAATGTTAGCTTTATAAAGTTCATCGCGTTGTTTCTGATTAGGATTAACTGCAATATCATTTGCAAACGATATTAACCCTCTAGAAAATCCAGCTGGCGCAAACCACGGGAAAGTAACTGCATCTGTTCTAGCCATGGCTGCAGCTGCATAAGGTGAAGATGGTACCCAGGAAGCCTCTCCGGAGAACCCATCGTTTATTTGCATCCAGTTACCGTACACTGCTGCATAAGAAGTATTTTCGTTCTCGAACTGATGTCTAATTCCCCAGTAAATATCACGCTGAAAGTTTAATGTTTTATCAGATAAAATTTTAGTATTTGGGCCTTTAATTAGAATCTGTCTAATAGGATCAGCAACAAAAATACAATCACCTCTAGATCCGCCTTCATAAGGTGGCTTAACAAACGCTTCAAACTTATTAAAGATAGTAGTATAATTATTTCTCAGTGCTATTGCACTTGCTACTGATAGATCACCAGATGTTCTCATATTATCTACTGCAGTGGATACGTTGGTGCTGTAATCTTGATCATCGTAGTATGCAGTGACAGCAGCACAAGCTACTGAGTAGATGGTACCAAGACCACCTTCTACAACTATATCAATGTTATATACCTCGTCGTTCTTAATATTATCAAGAGCTCTTTCTATCTTACTTGGGATATCACCTAAGACCTTTGTTGTTACTTTTTCGTTTGTGGACTGACCTAATGGGAACAGGTCCGCTGTATTCGTCC